CAGCTTGTAGTATCTGTCGCTCTTGTAGAGGTCGCTCGGCTGGATCACTCCGTCCTTGCCCTTGACCTCTTCAAGCGCCGCGATGAATTCCTTCTTCAGCTTCTCGCTCACTCGCAGATACTGACGACCGAGTTCTCTGTCCATCTCCGTGACGGTCTTGTCATACAGACGCGCACGCTGCTGCATCTCGCGCCTGTGCCAGTACCGTTTATTCTGTCTCTGGAGTCTCCTGATCTCGTCCTTCGTCATCGTCGTCCTCGCTTAAGCTCGAGAAGTTGTAAAGCTCCATGCTCTCTTCCTTCTCCTGTCTCACACGCTCCATCTCTTCATCGACATTCTGTACGAACGGCAGGAGCGTCAGCAGCGTCTCCTGGCTGACTATGCCGCGGAGCTGATTGACTATCTGCACTGTCTGCGTAAGGTCTGCCGGCAGATTGCGCGTGAAGGTTATCTGCGCTTCACGCCACAGTTCTTCGCTCTGTCCGCCTATGAGTCCGAGGATGCTGCATATCAGCTCAAGCCTTCTCTGCAGCGCCTTCTTCATGTTCGACTCGATGGCAGATGCCGCATTTTCAAAGCCTACAAGCTTGTAGCGCATCGCGATGCCCGACTGTGCCATGAACTTATCGTCGTTGAAGTCAGGTGAGGCGCTTATCTTGTGTATCTGGTCATTCACGTTCTGCAGCATGTTCTGGATCTGCGTGTCGCCTATGCTCTTCGTCAGATACTGCGCATCGGCATCAGCGTCCATCATCAGGACACGGTGTTCCTTCATGCTTTTAAGGTCATCCTCATCAGCACTTATGCCCTTGAGTACCAGATACGCATCAGCGAATGCCGCGAAGTCATCCACCTCGCTCGACAGCAAGTCGTTATATGCGTCCTGAAGGCTCATGACCTTGTCGAAGATGCTCACCTCTTCCGTGTTGAGGCTGAACACTGTCACAGGGCACTGGTCAAAGAAGTGAGGCTGCTCATCCATGAACGAGAACGAGCTGAAGCCCGTCGTCGAGCGGTATGTCGTGATGCTGTTCGCCGAGTAGACCTCAACGCGGTACTGCTCGCTCGATTCGTTGACAGGTGTCTCCGAGTAGAAGCGCACCACGTAGATCAGCTCGTTTGAGAGCGTGTCATCATAGACCGGGATGCACTCTCTCGGATCAAGTGTCCTGAAGCGTTGCTTCCCGTCCTCATCGATGTAGTTGATCTCGAACGCCCTGCCGAAGATGAGCGCGTTCCGGAGAAGCTCGCTGTCTTCTGCCTTCACATCGTTGTACTTCAGCACGTCGATGATCTCATCGAAGCGTCCGTCATTGTCATAGCCTATCTCGATGCCTGTCATGTAGCCGAGATAGTTCATCACGATGTTGTAGCAGTAATTCACTACAACGATGTTGCACGGCTTGCCCGTGTCGCTTGCGACCTTCTGTGTGATCTTCTGTTTGCCTGAGTAGTAGTTGTAATACTTGTTTAGTTTCGGCAGCTCATGGGTTTGGAAGTCCTCAAGAATCTTGCCGAGCCTTTCGGGTGTCAGTTGTTCATCTTTGCCAATCTGATACATTTGTGTCTCCTATAGTCCGAGTAGTGACTTGTCTACAGCGGTGAATTTATGCGCATCGAGAGCCTGAAGCGAGTACCTCAGCGCATCCAGGCTATGGTTGAACATGTCGATAGGCTTGTTGGTGTACTCGCCTGTTGCCTTGTCTTTTATCCAGGAATAATTTTCAAGCTCCGTGATGATGTTCTGACATGACGGATGCACGATGAGGTTGTAGCCCTGCAGTCGTTGGATGCCGTGTATTATCGAGTCCTTGCCCTTTGTCGATTCCTTTATGCGGAGTATCCCGCACTTGCGGATCTCTGCGACTGACTTCGGCTCGGCAGAGTCTGCGATGATGGTGCTCTTGCTAAAGCCCATGCTCGTTATGATCTCCGCGATCTGCTGATTGGTCTTACCGGTGCCTGTGTATTCCTTGAATACGAAAATGTCATCGCCCTTCACGATTGAAGCGACGATGGCAGTAGGGTCATTGGTGAAGCCGAAGTCGAGACCGACTATCAGCTTGCCGTCCTTCGGTGGTTCGAATGCTTCGACACGCCAGTTGTTGTATACCAGTTTGTCGAGTGAGCAGAACTCACCGAGGGCGTATATCTTGTAGTACGTTGGGTTGGTGTGGATCCGCTTCTCAAGGCTCTTGATGTATTCCTCCGGGAGGAATCGGTTGTCCTTGTATGTGGTCTTGACTACGAGCGTGTCCTCACCCGGGTCCTGCGCGAACCACCTCCGATAAACGTAGTTCACTTTGCTTATTGGGTTGAAGGAAACGAACATCTGGAGGTCGGACGCTCTGGCTCGTAGCCTCAGATCTAACTGGTCGAAGTCCTCCTCGATGAGTTCCGTGGCTTCCTCGATCCAGATGTCCGTGATCCCCACGATGGATTTGATGCGCTCTGAATCGTCAAGTCCTTTGAATAGGAGCGTGGATCCGTTCGGCAGCTCGATGGCGAAGTCCGTTATGCGGACCTTGCACAGGCCTCTTATCTGCCATTGGTCGAGCTGTTCAAGCATCAGCCTCCAGCACGAATCCTTCTGTGAGTTCAGTGTCTTCCTTACGATGAGCACCTTGCGTTTATCATTGAGCGCCTTGAAGAGTATCTTCTGCGCAATGAACACGCTCTTGCCGGAGCCCGCACCTCCGTAGTAGATCTCGTACCGGTGCGAATAGTCCGACAGGTAAGGCAGATATGCCTCATTGAAGATCTCTTTTGTGAGATGCAGGTCAATCATCGAGAGTCACCCTGATCACGTTCTGCGTGACATCAGCCTCGAGCCTGTCAGTAGGCTTCTGGCCAATAGTGTCCCGGAGCACCTCGAAGCTGCGCGTGTCCTCGTTCGCCCTGGCAATGAGATTGTCAATCATCGTATCCCAGTCCGTCTCGCCCATACGCTCAAGAATGCGGTCCTTTATTAACTTGTTCTCACGCCTGACCTGTCCGCTCGCCTTACCGGCTTTGCTTGCGTTCGCCCTTCGTTCTTCGGGCGTTAGGCGGGCGTTCAGATCCTGAGGCGACATTAAGTTCTGTTCGTTCGCCATAATGTTCACCAACCAAAAGAGCGGGCCTGTTCAGCTCGCTCTTCGGGGAAAGGATATCAAAACAATTACAAGTAGGATGCGTGGATTCGTTCCTCGTTTCCTGCCTACACTCTATAGCGCACTATATGTGTTTTACAATGTTCTCTTCGACTATGCGCAGCGCACGCCTGTGAACATTGTGCACACCGTACCACGAGTAATTGAGAATGATGCAGATCTCTTCCCACTTCCTCAGCTTGACGTACCGCTCAAACAGCAGGTCGCCCTCTATCCCGTCAATGGAATCGATGAGGTCATAAACCTTCTGTCTTGCCTCTACGGCTTCGAGCCTTGCATCGATAAGGCGGAGCCTCTTCTCAGCCAGGCGAAGTGCCTTGTCTTCCGTCGGCTTACTGATGCCTGAGCCGTGAGGCATACCGTCATTATCCGAAGCGGATCTGATAGCATCGAGCATCTTCAGCTCATCCTCGAGTTCGGTCTCGAGGCGTTTGACCCTGCGGTCTGCATATTCATATTGTTTAAGAAATTCCTTTGCTGTCATTTTCCTCCATATATGTGATCCGGGAGCGGGCTACACGAAAACGAGAGATTGATAATTCATAAGTGTTAACTAATAGGGTTGCCCGCCCCCGGTACTCACCGTTACAATGTAGTCCTGACCTTGCCCACTCTCTCGAGCGTTCTGGCCATCTGTCTGTCTGCGTATCCGTCGGCTATGATGGTATCCTTGTGCCTTTCCGTCATCCGTCTCTTGAGGTCCTTCTCGTATGCCTCTCTGTCCTTCGGGTTATCGTACAGATGCGGAATATTCCGTCTCTTGTGATGGAGGATTACCTCGGAGCACTCAGGACACATTCTTTTGCTTCCGTGGTAAGCGATGAAAGTCTTGCCGCAGATATAGCACTCTCGTGATGTTGGCTTCATTCGACCTGCCTCCAAGCGCAGTCCGTCTTGAGATGCTCGTTGTCCCATTTATCGACCGCTTCTTTTATCTTGAATCTGATGACCTCATATTCCTTTGAGATGCTGTCATCGTTCATCGCGTCATCGATCAGGAGCAACAGTTTGACTGCTTCTCTTCTGTCCAGCGTTATCCTCATCACTCGCCCTCCTTGCGGTATGGTGATGGCAGTGGCATCCACGCCTCGACCCCGCTCATGCTTCCGCTGCCGTGCCAGTAACCGCCATCGTAGTACGCTCTGTTAACACTCAATATTCCCTTCTTTGTCTTGCACGATACAAGACACATATATGCTGCCTCAGGCAGTTTCTCTTCTACAGGTATCCAATTAAGAACCATTTACTCGCTCCTTTCCGTCTGCGGCTCGGCTTCTACAACCTCGGTTGCTATTAGTTCACCGTTCGCATAAAACTCGTTCACGACTTCCGTCTGTGGCTCGGTCTTGTATTTACACTTGCCGTACTGCGTGCAAACCCACTCGCAAGGGATATTGTCATCGAACGGACACTCTGCTGTCTGTGGCTCGTCCTTGCGGTCTGCCAATGCTTCAACAGCCATCTTTAAGGCTTCTTCAATTTGTGGCATATCTTTTTCTATCGAAAGTACCGCAAGGTTTTTTATCCAATAGATTGCATCTTCTCTCGTCATCGCTCGCCCTCTCTTTCTCCACGGCTACAGAAGTCGTTCTCGGTCAGTTTGTAATCCGTAAAATCGCATCTTGGGTGCATTTTGCCGTGATTGATTGCTATGTTGTAGTTATGCTTACACTCCTTGCACCTCACGATGTCGATGCCCTTTATCTTCTCGATACGCTTGGCTGTGTCACGCTTGTCGATGTATATGACATCTTTATGGTTAAGGTGTAATTCTTTCAGCACCTTATCTGCATCTATGTATCTACTCATCGCTTCTCCTTCCTGTTTGCAAACAGAGGGCAGGACGATCCATAAACCTATCAAATACTGTCCTTATAAAGATAACGAGTGTGCCCCGCCCTCTGGTCTTGCCTATACCTCCACCAGATCCGACTCCACGAACGAGTACGGTACGCCCATCTGCGAGACGATGCCCTCCAGCTCGTAATACGTCCCACGCGCTCCGTAGTTCTTAACGCGAGTGACTACGCTTTCGGAGCCGTCGTACCGCTTGGCTATCTCGTTCGGTGTGTGCGAGTGCGGATCATATCTGATGATCACCCAAGTTCCTACCTTGATCATTCGCGCCTCCTATTTCTTTTTCTTCCTGGCTTCGGACATCTTGCGGATGCGGTTGCCCTGCTTCATGTCGTACAGGGTAGCCTCGCGCTGCGCGTTCTTGTAACACTCCCAGCACATCCACACGGTCTTCGAGCCGGTGCAGTAAGATTCCATGTACTTGTCCCAATCTTCCTTACCGCAGATATCACACTGCCTTTGCATCCAATCGCCTCCTGATCTCCGGGAGCCGGTCAATGAACCTTTGCCTGGCGAAGAACCTGTTGCTCTGGATCTCCTTCCACAGGTGCTTCAATCCGTCGATATCCTCGGCATATTCCTGAAGCTCACGAGGGAGATCCGAGAAGTCGGTCTGCGTGTAGTCGGTCGTGACATGCGTCTCGGCGTGATAGTAAACATTACGCTGCAGCTCATCGTTCCATCTGAAGCCACCGAGGTCATCGATGACTATATGCTCCGTAGGATTGGCAGCCATTTCGGCAGCTCTCGCAAGCCTGTTGAACAGCCTGTTGCCTTCGGAGTCTTCCATGCTGATGAGCTCCTGCTGGATGTCGGGCACGTTCGGCATGAACGGCTTACCGCTCTTTGAGTACATACTGAGCGCCTTGTTGACATCCTCATAATTCTCGTTCTGGAACTCTTCTGCCCAGGTGTCGAGCATACTGCGCTTATCAGCTGACGAGAATCTTCTCGACTGCGTGATATACAGTTTGAACATCCTATTCAGGATCAGCTTCGTTTCATCTCTTGTCATCGTATCTCCTAATCAATGTCAGCGAAGAAATCGAGCGGGATGCGCGTTTCTTCCTTCTTCCCTTTCTTCCCTATTCTTATATATTCTTCAGTTGTTGCCCCTCGTTTGCCCTTCGTTTGCCCTTCGTCTGCCCATTCGTTTGCCCATTCGCTTGCCCTTTTTCCGTCATCGGATTGGTACAAGTCATATTTTGCAACGGTTATGAGCCTTCCGTCGTTTGCCCCTTGGCTTGCCACTTCGCCTGTCCTAATTAGCTTGTTTAATGATGTTCTTGTTTGTTTTAGTGTCAGCCCGGATGCCTGTGAAAGTGACTCGAGGCTTGTCCAGAGGGACCCTCTCGGAATGATCTTGCCGTGCCACCTTTTATCCTTCCAGTTGGCAAGCAGCAGGATCGTCATAAAGAGCCGGAACGTGTTCTTGTCATCCCACCATTCCCATTCAAGGAGCGACCTATGAATCTTTATGAATCCGTTCATTATCCTTCTCCCATGCCTGATAGAGCTCAATCCATTCATCGAACGGCATAGTGACGAGCCACTTCCTGCGGTTCTTCCGGTGAAGGACTGCGGGCTTCTCGTTTTCCCTGGCGTCCCTGACAGATTGCTCTACGGCATTTTCTATATTAAGTTTTTCCACTCGCTTGACCTCCAGATGTATGCCCGGGAGGCCGACAACATCGGCATCGCCATTCGCTCCGCTGAACTGCTGGCCTCTCCTGGCATCGTATCCGTACTTGTTGAGCAGATGCGCGGCTTCAAGCTCTCCGCGCTTGCCCTTATTTCTGCTGTTCATCTTCTGAGCATCCTCTCTCGATAACGGATGCAATATGCTTGCACAGTTCTATGTATCGGCATTCTGCTCCCTTGAACTGCTTATCCTTGTCGAAAAAGACCATCGGATCTCTTGCAGGACATCCTCCCCAACAATTTGGGAAGGCTGTCTTGATGTAAACTTGCGACCCAGCCACCTCGCACCTCCTTAGAACGGCATGTCTTCTTCAAGCTGCTCGAACGAGTCAGCCGGCTCGCCTTTAGTCGGCTCATACGGCTTGTCGACATCGACCTCGTGTGCCCAGAGAAGGTGTTCCACGCGCCTCTCGCCGTCCTTGCCAGCGAACGCTCTGTTTGAGAGCGAGCCTCTGATGGTCACCAGAGCGCCGTTCTTGATGTCTTCCGGCAGCTGCACATCTCTTCTCATTCTTACCTCGAGCGACTTATTGATGTATCCGCCCTCCTGGTCCTTCGATGATGTGGAGATGGAATATGTATTCCACTTGCTGCCATCCTCGCGCTGATGCTCATTTATCCACAGCCTTACGCCTTCAGCTTCTACGTTGATCATTTACTTCTTCTCCTTCCTTTTAACCTGAGCAGTGGCTCTGTCGATCTCGCTCTCTGTCAGCTCATCGACCGCCTTTATCTCTCTCTTGAATTCCTTCGAGCACCATGCCAGGAAGAGCACGACATCGCTGTCCGTCTTCATCAGCAGGTGCTTCAGCTTGCCCCTCTTGCCGTCGATGCTTTCGAGGCTCTGCTGGTACTGTGCGTTCATAACCTCTTCGGCTGAAGCTATCGATGTATCGATGCCGAAGCCGGCGAAGCCGAGCGCCCTGCCTACGGCAGAGGTCTCGCAGTTCTCGATATAGCTTGTCTTATTGATGAAGGAAGAGCCTTCCTTCTCATAGGCAGTGCCGGTGCCGAGTATCCTGCCATCCTCATCGGAGCAGGTCGCCTTCATCACGCAGACCCCGCCTTCCAGCGACAGGATCTCCGTCGATATCGCTCCGTTCGGGTAGAGGCTTCTGAACGCCTTCACCCTCTGCGGGACTTCCGCATATTCTTTGCCCTTCACATCAGTTGTTATGATCAGGGCGTTCGCCTTCACTAATTCTTCATACGTTGCCATCCTGGTACCTCCTGTCAAATACCTGCTGCATTCTGCTTGTCTTCCTGAGGATCTCCCTCGCTCTGTGTCTTTCCTTGGCGATGTACTCCTCAAAAGCGACATCGTCTTCTTCGCCCGGTCTGAAGTAGCCGGAGCCGTCATTGATGATGCAGTCGCCGCTCATATTGGCATCTGCCACCAATCTGCGGAGCTGTCTGTCGACTCTCGGGTCCTTCGGCCTTGTCACGGCGTAATATGCGCCGGTGCCGATCTTGTCGAAAAGTCTTTCTGCTTCACTTTTTTCTTTCGGTGTGGTACCATAATCTTGTTGAGGGATTGGCGTGCCGAAAGGTGCGTCTTTCTTTTTATACGGGCTCCCTGAAGAGCTCGTGCTCGTTTTCGTCATAGTAGACATATTCATCTCCTTGTCTTTCGTAGTAGGCGATGCGGTCATCGTCATCGTCCTCTTCATCGTTGCCGTCACAGTCATCGCCGTAGCGCGGGCAGTCCTTGCACTTGCAGACCTCACAGTATGACACGAGATCCGGTCCGCGATCCGGTCCGCCGTAGCGCTCTTCGTACTCGCGCTGGCCTTCGACGGCCATCCTGTTCTCGAACGGGTATGTCATCATCGTGCTACCTCGCCATCAGCTTTGCTTCTGTCTTCTCGACCAGCGTCTCAACGAGTGCTGTCCTGAGCGTTTCGACCTCGCTGTCCTTCATCTCGATGGTGAACTTCTGCTTCTCGATCTCGGCAGCCATCTCGCGGATCGTATCGTTCGCGTTGTTCAGCTTCTCGTTCAGCGTCTTGATTGTTTCCTGGTAATGTCTCTCGAGAGCCTCATTGATAGCGCCCTCCGGTATTGCGTCATGCTTTCCCATTGTTTAGACTCCTTTCTGCTGCAGGATCCGTCCTACAACATCATTTACAAAATACTTTCTGCTTCTTCCGTCCTCGATATACTCGAGGCCTTTGACCATATCCCTCGCCTTGTCCCGGGACACGTTCATATACTTGGCGATCTGGGATATGTTCGGAAACGAACCTGTCTCCTGCTTCATGTCCCGGACTATGTCCTGCCTGTTCATGCCATCATTACGGCGTACATCATGTAGTATCCCAGCGCCGCCCACAGGAGCGCGGCTCCAATCCAGCTAAGCGTCCTCTTCATCGTTGACCTCCTCATCATCTACCTGTACTACCTTCATTTCCTTGAGACCGCCGTGCATCAGCAGTCCGACTGCGTTCATGAAATCGTCGAAGTTCCTGTACTCGACGGTGTCCCTGTAATTGAGCTCGATTCTGTAAGCCATTGATATCCTTCCTTTCTGCCCATTCTCAATGGGCGATGCGCTTAAAAAAAATAAACTGAACTGTTCTTCCGTAGTAGTCGGCGATCGCCTTCTTCATTGGATCTCTCGGGATGTTCTGCCCTGACTCCCATGCGTGATAGGTAGTGACCGGAACGCCCAGAGCTCTTGCAACATCCGTCTGGGAGACTCCTTTGCGGTGCCTGAGCTCGCGAAGGTTTTCCGCTATGTAGTTGCCTTCCAAAATGTAACCCCCTTCCTGTTGTGGTTTCGTTAACTTACGCTATTACTATACGCCCATTCTTAATGGGTGTCAACCGTATTTTTCCATTTTTAATGAATTTTTTGTGGCTTTTTGTTCATTCAAAATGTAAAATCACCTTGGGAGGGTTGAAAACAATGGATTTCAAGGAACGTTTAAAAGAATTAAGGAAAGCAAAGGGTCTGTCACAGGCATCGCTTGCCGAAAAGCTGGGAATGTCCAAATCCACCATAGGGATGTATGAGACCGGCGACATCAAGCCGAGCATCGAAGCGGTCGAAGCCCTGGCAGAATTCTTCAATGTCAACAAAGGCTATCTGATGGGTGAAGAAGATTATGGTCTATATTATATGGACCCTGCGGTCGTAGAGATGGCAAGAGAACTCTATGAACGCCCGGAGATGAAGGTGCTCTTCGACGCTTCCAGGAAGGCTACGAAGGAAGACATCGAGGCTGTAGCAAGTATATTGAATAAACTGTCCAATAATTAGGACGGCTCGGAGAATAAAATG